ATCTCAATTCCGTTAAACAAGGTTCCAAACCCAATGATAACAGATCTGAAGATCTCGTTATAAAAATACTCAAACATTATCTTTTGATAAGATTTCTACCTTATTTAGGTGTTAATGTTATGCTGCGTACGTTCCAATCAAATTGTTTGAGGTTACTCTCAAAGTTCCACCAGAATCATATCCTGTTACAGTAAACTGATATCTATGAGTTCCTGAGGGTGGATTAGGCAATTCCCAACCATTAGCAGTTGTAAATGCAGCTGGGAAGGTGCCTCCACCAGTTGCATTAATTGTTGGAGATCCAGGCCAATTGCTTACACCGATATTTGTTGTAGAATCAATACTTACAGTTGATGCAACTATATCGTCAACACTCCAATGAATATAATTTGAAGCATCAAGATCTATACAACGTAATTGATACTCAGTGATTGTATACTCAGTTCCAGTGAGAGACCATTGAAGATCTGGTGTGGCAAAAGCACCTCCTGGCGCACTAGCACCATAAGTCAGAGGCATTGCATTGCCATCAGTGAAATCATCACTTGAAAGAGTCAACACCAAAGGGTCACTGGGATTTGTTCCACCTCCACCTTCCACAAAAGTGGATCTTATGTATGACATGAGGTGACCATCAACTTTTGTGGTTGTGGAAAAACTACGAGTGGATTTGGATCCCATTTTTACTTACCTCAAGCAATATCAGTGTCGCCTAGAATTTGGAAGTTAATGGCACTTCCAATACCTGCTCCTCCAACTGATGCTGCTGGTTGTGTTACCTCTACAACAATCTTTTCTTGACTTGTCAGAACCAATGGATAGTTCATCTCAAAGAAGAAGGTTTCGTTTGAGTTAAGGTCAACTCTTGCCAATCTATATGCTGTTTGTCCCACTGACACATCAGTGACACCACTTGGGTAAACATAAAGAGATGAGGTTGCAGTTGCAAGACCTGTGTTGTGCATTACCACACCTCTCAGGTATGTGGTAGAGGCAATTCCAACACCACCAGCAGTTGCAGTAGTGCCAACCGTCAAGATACCAACGGTATTGATTCCAGTAATTGCCTGAATTCCTAATAGTTTAGTTCTCTTGAGGGACATTTTATTACTAGTTTAGAGTTATTTAGTTAAAAAGAGCAGCATCTAATTCATTAAATGAACCACCGCCAGCTGCTATACCAGTCAGATTTGAACCATCACCATAGTATGCTGATGCTGTAACAACACCAACAGTTCTAATTTGACCCAAGTCACCATCCATTGTGATTCCAGTTCCAACCTGTAAGGTTGACTGGGGATTGGTTGTTCCAACTCCAACACTTCTTAATGTATTAATTCCTGCATCTGTGCTGCTCCACAAAGGAACAGACAAAGTTGTTGTACTGCCTGCACCCAAGTAAGTGTAGATCTCTAAAAAGTTGTCATTGGTTTTATCTGCACCTACACGTAAACTATCACCAGTTCCATCATTTACTGTAGTACCTATACCAATTACCTGTTTTGCCATTTCTTTTCTTAGGATGCTGGTTCAATCATTATTTCTATTTATCCTAAGGCATTCCAAAAGGATTAGTTTCAGAGAAGTCAAGAATTGCATCAGCTTCAGTTTCAATTATATCATTATCTGCAAATGCACTTACAAGATCATCTGTGTTCTGTTTAGTAATGACATAGAATGCTCCAGACTCCTCTCCCATAATTCTTTCACCTGGAGTAAATGTTCCATCAACAATAGATACTTCAAGGGAATAAGTAGATGCTGTCCATTCCTTAACTCTTGCTGTAGTTCCTGAAGTCTGACCAGTAACTATTTCATTAAAGATAAATGTTCCAACTCCAACTGTGGTTCCCATACCTGTTGGGGCAGCAATAGTGACAGATGGGGTTGAACCATATCCAACTCCACCATAAGTGATGTAAATTGCTGTAACCACTCCAGCAGTATTAATAGCACTAATAGCAATAGCTCTTTGTTCATTGGCACCAACTTCATTATCAAGAGTAAACTGTGTAGAGTCTAGAGTTACACTACTACTATCAACTGTTGGATTGTCTGATTCTGGGGCAGAAATAGTCACAGTTGGTGCTGTTGTGTATCCAGCTCCACCATCTGTGATAGTAATAATTTGAAGGGAACCACCTGTAGTCACAATACCAGCAGTTGCTGCTGCCCCTGTTCCACCACCACCTCTTATGGTAATCCAAGGCGGTTCTGTATAACCACACCCAGCATTTATTAAATTAATTGCAGCAATTTTTCCTCCAGTTATACCACTACATCCAATGTAACTGGTTGTTATTGAGGCAACCCCAACAGCAGTCACTCCTCCTGCTGGTGCTGAAGAGAATCCAATAGTAGGTTGTTTTGTATATCCACTACCCATATTGGAAATGTAGATCCTATCTACAGCACCAGCAGCACATATAGTTGCATCAGCTGTGGCAGTTCTACCTGCTCCAAGTAATGTTAGTGTTTGAATATAACCAAGTTGTGCAATTTCATCGTCAATTGTGTCAACACCAGTGTCAAGAACTTCATCCTCATATCTGAACAGTGAGCAGTTCAGAGTATAGACATAGTTTTTCTGAAGTTGATAGAAAGGTTGTTCATGTTCAACATATTTAATTTCAAATAACCTATCACCCAATGGGAAGTAAATAAGATCTCCTTCCTTTGGTCTTGTTGCAAGTTCAATATCAGCAAGATTTTCAATCAAAGGAGTAATATAGTTGCTATATCTTTCTTTAGAAATAATAAGTGTTAGATCGTCTCTATTCTCAATTCCAAACTTACTGAGAAGAGTCCCTTGACCACCATATCCTTCATAGCTGTCCACATATGCTTCAATGGGGAAGGCATCTTTAAATTCTGACTGTACAACTTCCCTTATGACAGTGTTGATAGTTGCATATCTCCTTGGAAGGTAATATACCTCAACGCCATAAATTTTCAACTGTTCGTTGATTAGATCTTGTATAAGACCTTGTTCTGTTTTAGAACCTTGTTGAAAGAATGGATTGAGCATTTACTTAACCTATCAGATCAAGAGGTGGCAGTTCATAAGTGGAGGACATTTGTTGTTTAATATCTTCCAAATCCTTAACACCATCATCATATATTTGTCTTCCATTCAGTTCCACACCACCTGGAAGTTTTACACCTTGGAACTTCATGAGATTCTGTCCCCATTGTCTCTTAATCAATGCTGTCACATATCTCTTCAAAAATGAATCATTCCAAACTCTTGAGAAATTGTTTCCATCCATCTGTCTATAGCAGTCAAGGATGATAAATTCTCCTGCTCTCAGATTGGACCAGTTGATGTCCAAGTACAATCTATCTTGTCTCTGATTAAATCTAATTTGTTTATGAGTATTCAACAAGAAATCTGTTGTTTCCAGATAACTCATTGCCATTGAATAACTCAACAGATCAGTCTGTCCCCAGTAGTAAATATCATTCAAGAAAAGTTGATATTTAAAACTGAACATGTTTGAGATGCTTATTGACTGTGCATCATCATACTTGTAAATTTTTGTGATTCCAATGATGTCTGCTGGAACCTGCAGATAGTTACTATTTTCATAGTAAGTAAATGTAGTTGCTGACCCTACAATTGTTGCTGTTGCAGAAGTTGAGGCAATACCTGCATTAGTGCCACCACTTACAACATCAGGACGTGCCTTTCCTCTGTCTATGTCCTCTTGTGTAACTTGATACTTAAGATAGACCTGTGAAACACCATCAAAGTGTCTTTCATTGAAATATTGAATAGCATCATCAACCAAGTCACTGATTTGCTCATCAGCAACATTAACTTCTAGAACAGGAGCACCTAACTGTCGCAGGGAATAGTCAATTAATTCTTGTCTAGTGGAAGGCTGCGCCATTTATATAACTATATTTTTTTCTATTTATGTTTAACCCTCAACAATCTTTTTGAGCAAAGATTTGATCTCATCTAAGTCTCCTTTGAGACGATCCATATCATTCTCTAAAGTGTTAATCCTCTGTTTTTCAGTGGACAACTTTTCTCTATTGCTAACATAAGATTGGTATTCAAGACGGTTTTTGTTGACAATGGCATTTGTTACACTGTCTCTGAAAAAACCGTCTTTACCTTCAACTGGAATAAGTGACATATCAAGCAAAAGCAATAGCTCTCAGGTTTCTGAACTGTGGAACCACTGCAGAATTTGTGGAGGTTCCAATGATCTTTATGCGGAATGATGTAAATGGTGCCAATCTATCAGCGGTAAACTTATACTCAGTGAATAGGTTCAGTGATGGATTGCCCTGATAGTTATCAGACTTAGGTGTGAACTGGTCAGGTGTGCCATCATTATTGGCAGCATTGATAACAATTCCATTTGGATCAAGATTTGCATATCCAGGGAATGGAACAAAGAGTGCCTCTTCAACTGGAACATCCTGATTGAGTGAGTAGAAGACTCTCACATCATTGTATGTGGTTACATATGAATCAAGGAGAACCTGAAGAGATGTTGCAGGATTATCAAGAACAATGTTCTTAGTGACATAGAAGAATCTATTTGGATCCTGATCAACTGTATTGACTTGCAGATTTCCTGCATAATCAGTTACAGGTCTGTTGATTCTGTTTGATGTGAAGATGATAGCAGAGTTGTTAAGATCAACTGCAGGACTCAATCTTGAATCAATTGTGCCAAAGTTCATATTCATCGTGAATGACTTGTTGGCAGGTAATGTAGTCAGACTTGTGCTTTCATTGATATTTGAAGCAGTCAGTCTTGGAGTATCAAAGTAGTTGTCTTGATTGAGAGTGATTGGGGAGAATCCCTTATCAACAAATGAACCCTCAGATCCATTAACACTAGAACCTGTGACTGTTCTAACTGTTGTATTGACACTTACGCCTGTTGGAGTTGTAACTCTAACATTTGGTCTAATCTGGTCAAAGGAAACATTGTATGTGCCTCTAACATTTGGACCACCTGCAGTCTTGGCAGAATTGAAATGGAGTTCTGGGAATCCAGCAGAGTTTCCAGCAGATCTGTCTGTTCCTTGATCAGTATCTGACATATCAATCTTGACTTTATAGGAATCAAGAGTGATTGCATTTGATTCTGTCACCTCATTGAGGTTATGAGTTGCATTGATTCTTCTCAGAGAAACACCATCCAACTCATACTTGAACACCAGATCACTTGAAGAGTGGTTTTCAGTCAAGGTGTTATCAATTCCTCTTGTGATACCAGTCAGAGTTCCTGCACCAACTCCAGTGTATCTTACAATCTCACTGCCAATCTTAGCATAACCAGGATTAGTGGATGCAACAGAGACATTTTCAAATATTCCAAACTCAGAAGTGCTGGCAATAGAGATGGATCCAGTTGCTGCATTGTTGTATGCTGCACTCAAGGACGTTGGCGATACATCAGATTGAACATTCTTCAGAGTGACTGTATTAGTGTTAGAATACATTCCATGATTTCTCTGGAAAATCTTCATATGAAGACCATCATTATCAACTCTGATTGGTGATTCAGGAACAACATCACCACCAACACTGTAGTTCAGAGTTGTGGTAACACCACTGCTGTTTGTATACTTGAGGAATTGACCTGCGTCAGTTCCAAATCTTCCTTGAACGTCAGTGATTCTAAATTCATTGTTGCCATAAGTTTCTGCAACAGAAAGTCTCATTCCTGATCCAAGAGAATCATTACCAATTGAAATTGGAGTCAGGACATCACCAATTGCGTATCCCTTACCACCAGCAACAATAGTTGCAGCAATAGCAACTCCATTGCTAATAGAGATGTCAGCAGTTGCGTTCAGACCTGTTCCAGTGACACTTGTAAGTGCCACACCAGTATAATTGAAGTACCCTGAAGAAGGTGTGAAACCAATACCTGCCTTAGTCACTGTCATAGTGCCTGTAGCAGAACCAGCATATCCAACCAAGGTGCCAGTTCCATCAGTTCCTTCCTGGAGGATGGTATTGCCAAATGCCAATCCAGAATCTTGAAGTGTTGTGCCAAGACCAACCTTAACATTTCTTGGTGTTAAAGTGATTCCATTAGCACTGATTCCTTCCAGTTCAAATGGCAGTTGTGGATTGAAGAACTGTACAGAACCTTGTGAAACAAAGTCTGCTCTGTACATAGTGAACTTCAGATCCTCATACTGGCTTGGAGTCCAAACTGCAGCATTCTGTGACTTGAAGAGTGAACCCAGAAGATTCTGTGATGTGACAAGAACCTGTCCAGATTCTGCTTCAAGAGTTCTTACGTCTGCCTCACCAAGTCTGGAGATCCAAACTCTGTATTCTGTAGAATCAGAGAGAAGAACAAGTGCATATTCTCTATCACCTGCAAGATATACAGGAGATTCAAATGTGACTCTTGTTGGGACAGTTGCATCTGCTGATGTTGTGATGCTTGCTGCTGAAACTTCCACCTCAGAGTAAGGGAGAATGTTCAGTGTTGGTGTTCCAATCAGTACATCACGAAGTTGGACAGTAACAGGAAGTGAATCATCCTTCTGAGAGAAGTAAATGTCTACACTAGTTACATAGATTCCAGTGTCATCATCAATGAAGAATGTCTGTGCCAGTGGGTCTCTTCTAACAGGTGGTCTTGGTGCAGGGATCTGAATAGTTGCAGAAGCACTTGCACTAGCACTTGCAGAATCACCAATTGTTCTGGTTTCAACAAACTCATCAGTTTGAACTCTTGCATTTCTCAATGAGAGAGTGACTTCTTGAGTATTGTCAACATCACCTTGTGAGAAGAACTGTTCTGTTGCTTCAGTAGTAACTTCACCAGGAATAACTGTGTCAATTGGGCTACTGGTAAGTCTAAATGTATTTCTACCAGTCTCAAATGTTGGGAAAGCAGTATTAGTTGGATCAGGAACTCTGTAAGAACCAATGACTGTTCCAACTCTGTCAGTTACAAGTCTAACATTGGTGACTTTTGCTTCTGCACCACTGCTAGCACCTCTAAGAACCATTCCAGTTGCAAGGTAACCAGAATATTGTGGGAATGCTTCTTGTGACAGTGAGAAGGTGTCAATATTCAGAATTGTTGAGGTTTCTGAATACTGTGTTGGGAGAGTGTTATTTCTATCATATGGGTTAGAATCAAATACATCATCTGGTGAGTTATATGGACCATACTTGTGGTTTGCTGTTGCAACTCTAAAGTTGATAGAAGGAGCACCAGATCCAATCAACTGTTCCTGTGCATCACTCATTCTACCTTCAACATTTTCACCCACAGTGAAGGTTCCAGAAACCATTTCAATTTCTACCAGTTTGGTTAAGCAGAACTGGTTGACATCAACATTATCAAAGAATGAGTAGACTCTTGTGAAAGGCTTCATTCTTGTTGCAGTGAACTCAATGTTACGAGTTCTCATAAAGTGAATAATGTTTCTGTTGACAATTCTGTCACCCAGAGATTCAGTATCAATAACCTCAGTTACAGTGTTCTGGACACCTCTTCTTTGCTGACTGAGGTTGACTCCAACATTACCATTGACTCCAACATTAACTGTAGTGCCATTTGCACCTGCACTCATTCCAAGACTGAAGTTGACATCAACACCTGTTGTTTCCCAGGAGTTCCAGATTACAGGACTTACGCCTTGTCTCAGACCATCAACTTCATCAATGGTCTCAACTCTCATTGCATCAGCAATAGCATTGAATGATCCCTCTTGGAGAACATCTCTGACCTCCATTCTATTAACATCAATCCAGACATCAACAGTTGGATCAAGTGTAATGGAACCTTCATAGAACGTAACCAGGAAAGGTGTGACACTTTCAGATCTGGTAGCAAATGG